TCTAGACGAGTAATACATTATGGCATCATCAAGAACTATCAAACGGCGAGAAGCTGCCAAGGAAATGCTTGGAATGGAAACCAAAGCGATCAAGCCCAAGCGTAAGCGTAAACCCTTAACTGAAGAGCAAAAGGAAGTTCTAAGAGAAAGAATGGAAAAGGCTCGAAAGGCTCGTGGTCCATCAAAGAATTTATCCTTACATGAATCGATCCGCGATTTACCTGATGATCATCCTCTGAGCCCTAAAAAGGTAAAGGGTTGGTTGAAAGAACAGAAAGAACTATTATCTGGTCTGGGTAAGCAAGCAGGTCAGGATAAAGATCCTAAAATTCGTCAACTATATTGGGATACGGAAACCTATATCTTTAATCTAAACAAATACCTCCAAGACGGTCTTTGGTTGGATCATCGATATGGCAGCGCAAAGCAAAACAAAATCAAAATGAACTGTGTCAAAATGGCATACTATTCTGATGGTACACCAAAACGTACTATTGGGGTCTACTATCCAGACATCGGCGCAGTGTACACTCAAGAAATGGAACTGGATAAATATGCAGACGGAACCCGAGAAAAAGTTTCTAACAAAAAGCGAGTTCGGAAAACTAATCGAGCAAACCGTAAAAGATCATAAGTCTTCGTACATGGATGCAGTCATTCATATATGCGAGGAGAATGATGTTGAACTAGAGGATATACGTAAATTTATATCCCCTATTATTAAAAACAAGATAGAGGCTGAAGCGATGAAATTAAATTTTTTACCGCGACAAAACAGTTTACCTATCTAAAAATATATGGTACAATAATACAGTTATACTTCAGTCATACAAGGAAATACAATGTCACTAGATACACTAAAACGCAATCGCACAGATTTCAATAAACTCGTCCAAGCTGCACAGTCAGTCGGCGGTGGGGATACACAAAACCAATCATACAAAGATGAACGTGAGTGGAAGCCTACAGTTGATAAGGCTGGTAATGGATATGCTATTATCCGCTTCTTGCCTGCAGCAGAAGGCCAGGACATTCCATGGGTACGGTACTGGGACCACGGGTTCAAAGGCCCAACAGGTCAATGGTACATCGAGAAATCCCTCACATCAATTGGTCAGAACGATCCAGTAGGTGAGCTAAACTCTCGACTGTGGAACTCTGGTAATGACGATGATAAAGAAACTGCACGGAAGCAAAAACGGCGGTTGCACTATGTAACCAATGTGTATGTCGTATCCGATCCTTCTAACCCACAGAATGAAGGTAAGGTTATGATCTATAAGTTCGGTAAGAAGATCTTCGATAAGATCATGGACTTGATGCAGCCACAATTCCCAGACGAGAAACCAGTCAACCCATTTGACTTCTGGGACGGTGCCGACTTCGTTATGAAGATTCGTAATGTCGAAGGTTATCGTAACTACGACAAATCAGAGTTTAAATCACCAACACCACTATTAGATGGTAATGATGAAAAACTTGAAGGCATCTATAGTCAAATACATGATATTAGCGAGTTCATCGATCCTAAAAACTATAAGTCTTACGATGAGCTAAAGACTAAAATGTATCAGGTACTGGGTGAACAAGCACCACGTACTGTAAAACAAACAATTGCATTGGACGATGAGATTCCTGACTTCGATGCTCGTCAAAAGCCAGCGGCACAACCAGCAGCTGCAGCACCACAAACTGCAGAGGCCGTAGACGAAGATGATACAATGAGCTACTTTGCTAAATTAGCTGCGGAGGACTAATCAATGGACCTACAGGGGGCTTCAAAGAATATGCCGTTTAATACGATCTATCCGAACTCGGAGAATATTCCGCCCCCTGTATATCCTACTAAAGAAGCCAAAAGGGTTATTGAACCGTCTACCCGTGCTTCGATTAATATGGATGTTTTGAAAAAGTATTATGAAGCAAAAGACAGAATGACGGAAACTATTAATGATGAAAGATTACAGAAATACCTTGACGCTGCGGAATATCATCCAGGTGATGTCGTAGATATTGAGGTATAGGCGCATGGGGAAAGCCTGACAATCTCGTCGAACGTACCCAAATAAATCCATTCATGTAGTCTGCAGCTCATGGGTGGTCGGTGAGTCGCTAGTACCGAATGGAAAGCTAGCCGGGTGCTGTACTTCGAAACAAACAGATAGAAAGGGCGTCACCTAGGAAGGGCGCCCTTTTGATTTATCTAGCTGACGTTATTGTGCTTGTAATATTACTTCCAGACCCAGCTATACCATATTCGATTCTATTATAACGATGGTCAACTGTGCTGAGGTAATCCGGATTAAATTGCATAAGCATACCCATTCCGGCTCCAGGCTTACCACCAGTTCTAGAGAAGCTGGATAGGACTGCCGCGGCCTCTTTTGTTGCTTGAGCCGCCGCTATCTGTTCTGCCGCTGCGACCCGGAAGCCTTCCATATATGGACCATACTGTTTTCCATACAAATCTGTGATATTGGTCATGACCAATTCTTGTAATTGTTTTACCCTCTCGGCTTCCTTCGCCGCCGCAATATTTCCAGCATAGTTGGGTTTGTATGCACTCATATCAGGGAATATGCCAGCGCCGCCCGCTGTTTCATCTAGGCTATTAAAATATTTCATCCTCATTTTATCAAACAAACCACGAAAATATTCTGAACTACTAATATCATCCTGCCCGCCGCCGCGATTGAGGAAGTCCCGCCTTCTTTGCATAATCTTGAAGGCTTCTTCATCACTTATAAATCTTCGATTATTTAATAGCTGTTCATATTGGAAAATTTTGCCTTCTAGCTCCATCATCAGGCGACCATCCGGCTTCGCGCCGCTCTTTAATTTTGACTTATATAGAGCTTTATCTTTCTCTAAAGCAGCTTGTAAGGTACCGGCAATTAGACCAGTTGTTTGGGGATCTAATGTTCCAGCCTCATATTGCTCCATCTGCTCTTTAGTAACTACAGCATCTTCACCTTCACCTACCAACTCGGTATCTCCACCCCGTAGGAAATCCATACTTCTTTCCAGTTGTCTTGCAGCAATTAGTTTTGTTATACCAAGGGACACCGCCACAGCTGTTGCTGCTGCAAGAAATTTGGGATTCATAGCAAGACCCATCATAACTGCTCCTGCCATAGAACCGGCGAACATCCCTATCCCGTCTTGTATTTTAGGATCCTTTAAATTTATAGGTATATCACCGTCCCCAAATATATTGGGTACATTAATTATTTCTTTATCTGTAGCCGCCATAATTGCATCCGCAATGTTATCACCAAACTGCGTGCCAATAGCTGCACCTATCCCCGCACCAATAGAGGTTCTTCCTTTAAATCCTAGGAATCTCATTGCCAATGTAGCATTAATAGCTGTAGAAGTCCCTGATTTTAGAGAATCTTTAGTACTCTCATCCATATCTAAATCAAGATTATCGAATACATAATCGATTGCTTCTTGAGCAAGTTTAGTAAGTGCTATGGCCGCGATGCCATATTTAATACCTCTACCAGCTGCTAGACCAAGTGCAGCACCCAGTCCCGCTCCAGTAAGTCCCCCGAAAACGGAACCAATTACACCCATAATTTGATTGAGTCCTAAACCTTCGGCTACCCCGCCTGAAAAAGTTTTCGACGATGACGATTTACTACTAGAAACCCTACCTTGATTAGCTCTTTGCCTATCTCTTTCAGCTTTTCTTCTAGCTTCCTCTCTATCCCCTGCGGATCTTTCTTCCGCTAATCTAGCCTTAATGTCTTCAGCCAGCATTGATTTAACACTAGCTGCCACATCCTCTAATGTTTGGTTTTGGGTTTGGAGGTGTTTGACAACCTCGGTTAGTGAGCTCATTTTTTTACCTTACCTGTGCATTTGCTGCCTTTGTATTTCTTCTCTTTGATCTTTCAGTTGCTGCAATAACATTTCTAAATAGATCTCCCTTTCCCATGGAATCATATGTTCAATATCTTGTAAAGAATACTTATGATTCTGCATCAACTGATAATTCGTTTGATAATAATTTACCAGCGATTCATGAGAAAGGTTTATCAAAAAAAATCCTGTAATCCCCTTAGTGTTATAGAGTTTTTATGGGTACATGCCTCACATTCAAATTCTACCTCATGTTCAAGCTTGGGTAAATCACGAATAAATTTCATAACTAGATCCAATTGTGGGGGAGTCAGCCCCTCTAAAAAGTTTTCTATTTCCTCGCGAGATTCATCACTAAATCTTATAATCTCTTCTTCGGTTCTTAATTCATCTAGACACATGATAATCATTTCAAAGAGAGCATCTGTCATTGTCTCAATGGATTCATTCTCTGTCGGTAGCAATAATCCAGCATACTGTGGATACTTCATTTTTATAATATATTCATCAGTTAAAGGTATTAATTGTTTACTTTTATCCACTTCTATTTTAATTTCATCCAAATCGATCGAAACTTCTGTATATTCATCGCACTCTAAGCATTTTAAATTTACCGTAGTTTTTTCGCCAGCACTTTTGGACCTCAACTGTGTAAAAATATATTCAATATCGAAAGTAGATAAAGATTCTATCTTTATAGGATCTTGTATACATGATGAAATGGTATCCACAACAGCTTTCAGAATTTGTTTTTCGTCTTGAGATTCAAGGGCTATTAGTAAAACCTTTTGTTCCTTTACTAGAAATGGTCTGTATGATACTGATTTTCCGGTTGATGGTATGATAAGATCATAACTTGGTAATTCATTCAATTTAGGTAGTGCCATTCAATTCATCCTTTAATAATTAAGTATTGAAAACCCTGCCGATTGCTGTGCCAATTTGGCGGGATATAAAGTTCTGTAGTTGTAGTGGTTGGAACGCTTTGCTCGAAGTCCAGTTTGTATAGGATAGCTGTACGTTTAATTCTACCAATCCATCCAATTCGTTATTCAACTGAATAGGATTAATTGTAGTCGGAAAAGCGTCCTGTAATTCACAGATATAAACAACATCGTCGTTAGTGATGTAGCTTAGATCTAGTTGTCCTGATGCTAGATCGATAGGCCCAAACTTAGGAAGCCTAGTTCTAATAGCCTGTGGGATTTTTCTAGTATCAAAGAATTCTTTCTTAGGTACAGGTAAGTTAAAGCCTTTTTTAAGCTGACGGATCTTTACGGATTTAGCATATCCGCTTCCGTCTCTAGCCTTTTGGTATCCTGCCTCGAATCTATTCTGATCAATAGCAAGGTTCTGCCATGCCTCAAAGTACTCCTTCACACCGTAGTCATTCATTACATGAAAGGTTAATGATATATCTGTGACAGCATAACCGTATGCCATTCTTTCCATCTTCATACCAATGCGGCGTTCGTTAGTCATAATCTGACGACCAGGAAGCTGTACATCTTTACATAACAGATTTAGTTCTCGAACAGAAGCGCCAGGGAATCCCCCAGGTAATTCAATCAGGAATAAATTGGGCCTTGCCACGCCATCCTTGGCAGATACTAAAGACTTAAACTGATCAATGCTTGCCATTAAATCATCCTTCTGGAGTTAGAATAAACCGTTGACTTACCAGCCTTCTGCCAATCAGCTGTAGGTAAGAATGCTGCAATCTCCCACTCGGGCGCGTGCACCTTCGCGAACCTACTTCTTACATGACTAG